GCATCTGCACCTGAAATGAATTGTACTTGTGCTTTGTACTCTGCTTCATTCGTTGGTGTTCCTGTCATTACATACTCATGGTTGTTACCACTTTTAGTATTTAATGATTGTATTGCTTTTGATATGTCTGTCATGTTTTACTCCTTTCGTAAATTGTTATGTTATCTCCAAGATTGTCCAAATTAGTGGATAACCTGTACCATTTCCTAATCTAAAATCACTTCCTCTTGTATAAAGAGAATATTTTATTGCATCTGTTGATGCTATATTGGGTGACATATAATGTATTGAACCACCTTTTATGTCACCTGTTGCACCATCTTGATGCCATTCACCTAATCCAGCAATATTACTAATTTCACTTATTGCACTATCATTTGCATAAATTGTAACACCACCACCACTACCTCCAGCAGTTTGTTTTCTCCAATTACATTGAATTAAATGTAAAAGTTTATTGCTTGTAGATGCACCTGTGTATGTATGGTCAATACCTGTATCTGTTAAACTTGCTGAATCGACTGTAACAGTTCCAGAACTATATAAAATTCTACTAGAATTAATTACTTTTCCTGTGGCAATACCACTAGGTAAAGCACTAACTGCTGATATCGAATTGTTGTTTAGTTTAATTAAAGTCATTATGCTAGTACCTCCATTACTGTTATGGTTGAATAACCATTTTGTGTATTAGAACCATTTCTGTTTACAAAAAATTCGTTAGCTTCTGCTTTACATTGTATCTTGTATGTAAGTTCACTTGTACTTGATGGAGAATCTAATAGTTCAGAAACATATGATTTTGCAGCAACAGTATCAGGATTTCTAGTTTGTTGAGGTAATTGTAATACTGTACTTCCTCTTAACATTTGATAAAAATTATTTGAAACACCTGAACCTGAACCTAACATTAAAGCACAACTAACTAAAATTTTGCTTGATGTTGCACTAGGAGTTATTGCTACACTTAAACCAACATCAGTAAAACTTGTAGAAGTAGAATTAACCTTTGTAGTTAAAACAGATTGTACTACCTGACCAATCTTACCAAATCCTGCTGTTGCCCCACTAGCTAAAGATACTGTATCACCACTTGCACCTAGCGTTAAGCTAGTACCTGATTGAGGTTCTAAGTTATCTACGAATATTGTTCCCATTATGCTAGTACCTCCATTAGAATTAAAGAACCTACTGTGCTTTGATATTGAAATTTGAATGTAGAACTTGAATTTGTTTTAGCTTGAACTTTGTAACTTAAACTTGAAGTGCTTGATGGACTATCTATATACAAAAAAGTTTGTGCAAAATGAGGTTGTATAGCACTAGTACCAGCAGCATAAATATGAAATTGTTGTGAACCACCCACCCAAATATCAGTAGAACCTCTTAAAATTTTAGCTTGAAAAGAGGCTTCTGCATTATTTCTTTCTGCACCACATAAAGAAAACATTTGTACATAAATTTTACTTGATGTAGCACTTGGAGTTATTGATGCTACTAAACCTGTGTCAACATAACTAGATGATGAAGAACTTAATTCAGTGCTTGTTGTAAAGTTTACTACCTGAGCAATCTTACCTCCACCAAAACCCGTCGCTGTTCCTGCATTAGCAATCGTTACGCCACTAGGAATATTAATAGTGTCTCCACTATCACCCATAGTTACTGTACCATTATTAGCTAATGGTGTTAATTTATTTACTTCAAGTGTACTCATACTACTGTTAAATTACCTTCCACTGTGACTGTTCCTGTAAAAGTTACAGGCCCAGCTAAAAAAGCATTGTCAGATGAAGCTACTGTAATTGCTGAAGTGACTGTTGCTAAGTTTTCATAAACCCCATTAAAAGAAGTCATCATACTTGGTTGAATAGAATTTGAACCAGGAGTATTAGAATCAAACATGACACTTTTTAAAAAAATAACAAAACACGTATCTGTGTTTGCTAAAGCTGTTGTAAATGTAATTTGTGCGCCCGATACAGTATAATCGTTAGTTGGTTTCTGACGAACTCCATTTCGCAGAACGGCAATATTTTCTGGTACTGCTACACTTGTTGATAAAGAATATGAAGTTGCTCCGCTACCTGAAATTGATTGAACTGGAGTGGTAGAGGTGAAATCTTGTGTTACTGGATTACCTAAATATCCCATGTTACCTCCTAAGTGCTTATGCTATCTATATAAGATACCCATACGTTAAGACTTGCGTCTGTGTCTGATTTAACTTTAAGGGCGTCTCCAGACAAAAGTACAATTTTTGCACCCCCATCAATAAGTTCTAAAGAACCTCCACTTGGAACGGGAGCCCCTTTAACTATGTAGGAAGATGCTGAACCACCACTAGCAGTACTTGTTATAAAAACATCTGCTTGAATTGTAGCAGTTGTTATGTTTGATAATCTAATACCAATAATAGCATCGTCTGAATTTGCTGTTAAAACTGTTCTAATAGTTGTTCCAATATTAACATCTCCTGATGAATCGTATGCTACTGCTCTTTCAAAATCTTGTGCCACTTATATTCTCCTATCTATATTCATACTATAACGCCACCGACATTGCAATTACAAAGCCAGCAGACGCACCTGCTGTTCCGTTAGAGGCTCCTGTTAATCTTCCTTTTGCATCTACTGTAATATTCGCTGAAGTGTAACTAGCAGCTGACACGCCTGTGTTGGCTAATGTTAACGCTCCACCTGACGCTATTGTAGCGTCTCCAGAAACATTTACTTCTTCAAAACTTGTGCCGTCTGCAACTAATATTTTAGTAGCTGTATTAGTAGGCATTTTTAATTTAGTTCCTACTATAAGTTCACCGATAGTAGTTAAATTAGAATTTACTTTATTACCTATACTTGTTGTATGATTACCCATGTAAGCATGAGCTGTGCACTGATAGTAAAGTATATTAGGTGTTGTTTCGTCTACTGCTATTTGTGTATATGCTCCTGAGTTTCCAGGAGTTCCATTAGTTGTAATATTTGTAGAATAAGAAGTTGATTTATTAGCTTCTAATAAAATCTTAACGGGTGACCATTATTAGAAGAATGAGATTGATCAAATCTATAATAATATTTATAAGAAGAATCTACACCAGAAAATCTTAATGCTGGGGATTCTAATCCGTTTAAATAATAAGCGTTAGAAGATCCTTGACCTTGATAAGGATGATTTCCTGATTTAGCTGCTACCTTAACTGTAATAATACTAGGAGCGGAGGAAGAAGAGTATTCTTCGGGATTAGGTAATCCAATTTTTGAAGCAGGTAAAGTACAAAATATATCTTTACTTCCTGCAGAAAAATTAACAGCCGCATCACTATTAGAACTAGAAATGACGTATGTTCTTGTTAACGTACTAGAGTTAGAACTTAATGTTCCTAAACCAACTTCAAACTCAGATCCGTCTTGTAATGAAATACAATAATATGTTGTATTAGAATTACCTATTCCGTTTCCAAAAGTTTCAAACCCTGTAACAGCTCCAGCTAAAGTAACTGCACCTGTTCCAGTTGTAGTAGTGGTTTCCTTTACTCTGTCATTAACAATTAATGCCATAAATTATCCTATGATAATCTTAGAATGGCTGTACTTGTTCCAGGTGACGGAAACTGAACTGTAAATGTTCCGTTGGTAGCTGTAAAATCTGCACCGAACGCTAAAATACAAATTGCATTAGTAGTATTACTTCCACCGTCTGCTGTTGTATTATAGATCATTGCTCCGTTTGCTGTAAAACTAGCTGAAGTCCATTGAGCGTTGTTGAAATCTACATATGAAGTACTTGTTGAACCAGAACCAGTAACTGATTGTCCTGATAATGCTAATCCTCCAGCTGAATATGCTGAACCTGACGTATTTGATATTTCATTACTTGTATTGTAACCAGTGGTTGTTGCACCTAAACTCGCGCTTGATGTAAACAACGCAATTTTAAATGTATCACCACCACTAGCAGAAAAGTCATGATATCCTTGCAACAATTCTGCTTTAAAGCTGTTGCAAACTGCTTGTGCTATTGACATTTTTTTATCTCCTTTATGGTTGTTGTGAAGGTAGCGGAAGTCTTATGACACCGTCTTGGTATTCATCTCTTCTTCTTCTACCCTGTTGTTCTAGTGCAAGTCGCTGTACTGCTTCTTGATAGCTTTTTTCGTATTGAGCAAGTAAATCATATGGACCTTTTAAAAACTTAAAAGCTTGTATTAAGCATCCATATAATAAAACTTGAGGTGCATTTACACTAACCCATGTAGTTGTGTTAGAAGTAGATAACCCTGTTTCATTACGATTCAAAGCAAGTTCTATATTATAAGCAGAATCTGGCGTAGGCGCAAGATATATTGTGTCTTGATCCCACATAGCATAGTATTTTGGTGTGCTTTGTGTTTGTCGATTAGGCCAATATTCTGACATATAACTAATATCTTTTTGTAATAAATAACTTCTTACATTTGCCTGAGCTCCTGTAGGAGGATAAATACTTGCTGTTCTTACAAAAGCCATGGTTCCAGGTGTTTGACCTGGTAGCGATACAAATTCATTTCCTTGAGTAAGAGAGGTAACTTGATAAGATCTAAAACAATCTAAGTCTACTTCTCTAAATATTCTAATTTCTGCTTGAAGAATAATATCATTTAAAATTGCGTCAGTTAAAACAGAATCATCTGTTTCTGTGTAATTTCTTATTTCAGTTAATAATGCAGCATATGTGGTCATGATATTACCACTGTAACTGTTCCTGTATGAGAAAACAATAGAATTTCTTTGTTAGGCTTTTGTACACTCAAAGGCATCATACTTCTTTGTTTTATCACTGTTCCGTTAGATAAGGTAACTTCTTGTATAAGAGTTTCATAACTATTCGTAGCTAAACCATCTCCAAATCCACTATATTGTCCTTTAACAGGATTACCTACGTTTGAATTAACTGCCCCACCACCTGCAAAAACTACATTATCTACAACCTGTGGTCTTGCATGTTGTAGTGCTTGAAAATCTGTAGGATGATTTTTAGGATCTAGCTGAGGTTGTTTAGGTTCAAATTCTGAAACGTGTACCCAAGAACCATTCCATTCTTGAACCATTTCATTATAAGGAAATGATTGACCTGAACGATCTGATACTCTTAAAGCAAATTTTCCAGATGCATACTTACCCATGACTACCTTATATAATTATGGCGAGGAACCATACTGTAACTTGCCTTCTCTACATCCTC